ACAGATTCGCCTTCTTGTGTGTAAATAAAAAATTCTCTAAATCTTTTTATAGTCATAATTTTCTCCTTTATTGATAATTACAACTATTATGTTAATGATTTTTACAACTATTGCAACAATTATTTTATTTATTTACATAAAAAAAGAGAGTCAAATATTTCTATCTGACTCTCTTAGGGGAGAATTAGTTTCTTTTAAGATTGAGATAATGCTAGGCTATTATTACTATTGTATGCCTACAAGATACTCTGCCAAAATATCATCATTCTAGAATGTAATTTTTAGACTTATGTATAAGAACGCTTGTGTTTCATCATCTGTATCTCCACATTACAAAAACAATTAATTACTTTGCATTTTGTAATTACTTCAACAGGCTATTATACTGCTTTAGCGATTATCTCAATCTTAAAAAAAACTATCGTGAACTTTTTTTGTTCTTAATCTTTTAAGAAGTTTGGTTATCTTTAAGTTTTTTATCGTTTAACCAACAAGCCGATATGTGTATTTAAAACTATTATTGTAATAATTACAACCATTATCTAATCTTTTTTTGGTAATTCTTTGATACTAAATCTTCTTGAAGTATAGCCTTCTTTTGCTGGAACAACTTTCTCTGGTTGTGCTTTGTAATTAACAGTCTGCCAAACAACCTTATGCGATTCAGAATAGCCTTCTTTAGCGTCTTTCATAGACATCATGATGCTTTTCTTAGCTTCTTCGATATTGTCCTTTAGATTCTTTATTTGTGCTTCCCAAGACACAATGTTATCTATCTGTACTTGGTCTTGCTTTGTCAGTTCGGTAGATTCACCATTGTCTTGCGGTGTGATATATCCAGCTTCTTTGGTGTCAAAAGGGTCATACCAATCTAAGTTAGCAACACGATTATTAAAATCAATCACTGTTGGCTCTAATACATCTTTTTCCCATTGTTCATCACGCTGGTAAAAATACATTCTTAAATCAGAACCATTTAAAACACAGACTACTGCCCAAGAATATTCGGTAATAGCCATTAAGCATCGTACTTGAGTTACACCACGATAAGTAGGCAAGGTTTCAGTCAAAGGTGCATTTGTTGTCTTAATCTCTATAATTCCTTTTCCGTTAATTTTAAATCCTTCACCATCTTCTAAATCAGGACAATAGAAACCTTTGTCTACATCTTTAGTTACAAAGATATTATCAGCAACACCAATCGCATCTATTGAGCCATTGATAGTAACTTTCTTATGTCTTACAGCTTCGGTAATAACTAATTCTGCATCAAGTAAGCCAATCCTTTTACACGCTAATTCAGCTATAGGTTTTTCCAAGACATTGCCTACTTCCATATAATTATTCGTGGGTATTGATATATCTTCACCATTCATAGCCTTGTGACAATTCTCCAATACTTGATTCCTAGTTTGGTAAGGATTGTTTCCTGTTATTACCGCATCAGCTATCGAGCAACTCAGTTGAAAATCTTCAGTGAGTTTCCCAACAGCTTCAGGTGTATGTTCAATCTTTTGTGTTTTCATCTTCTTCTCCTTTTACGATTAATCTAAATCCCTTGTTTTTTACGAGTTCTAACTTTCCAATCTCTTTTAATTTTCTTAACAGAATCATAATGCTTTGTGGTTTCATATTTGGCAATAATTCATATATTTCTGATTCTTTAAAAATTTTTTTACCAAAATCTTCTATTCCATCTTCATATTCTTGCCATCCTAATGTTTGCAAAATCAGCATCTCAGGATAACTAAGCAATTTTGTTTCATCAACAAATTCATTCATCATAAATTTTAATTTATAAGTTATTGTTTCTGGAATTTCTGATTCGTAGTCGCACATGATTAGCATTGCTTTTATTTCTCTTCTGCTAAATGGTATATTTTGTTTTTTTTGCATATTTATTAACAATTTTTGTTGTAGCTGAATCACTTGTTCTTCAGTTTCAAAATCATAACGAAACAACATATTATCTGATTTACACCAGCCTTCATCTATAAAGTATTTATAAAGAATTTTTAATTCTTTCTTAGTTAAGTTAATTTTCATCTTCATCTTCATCTTCTTCTCCTTTTGTTGTGAACTAATTCTATTTCCATTTCTAAATAATGTATTGCTTTTTTTAGGTCATTGATTCTATCGTCTTTATCTCTGCTTATGTATTTAACAGCGTTGCCGCAACAGTACGATAGTTTATTAGCCAAGATATACTCTATCGGTTCTATGCCTAAATTCTTGTAGTGATTACCCGCTATTTGTTTTTTTAGACTCTTTGGTTTTGTTTTCATCTTCTTCTCCTTTTTTATTTGTTTGATACATTTTTGCTAATGCAGCATAAAATTCTTTCTCACCTTTCTTCTTCTTGGCTTTCTTGTAAGGCTTTCTTCTCATGCTTAATGATAAATTCTTTTAAATCAATGAGCCAGAGTTTTAAAACTGTTGCCTGACGTTGATGAAATTCTTGATTGCCAAAGTCTTTTAAAGCCTGTTCGTTATGAAATTCTATGATTCTTGTAACCATAGCTATGCTGTCTTGATAAGGCATCCTGACTGCATTACTAAAAGTTCTTTTAATTTTACCCATAATGTTTAAAAACTTGGTCGGTAATTTCATCAACAGAATCACGACATTGTATAGGCTCTTCTTTGCCAACCAGATAAACACAAGTAATGCCATGTTCTTGAAAGACACATCTGAAATCATCAAAGTCGATGTAAACAGAATCATGCGACATATTAAGTCGCAGTCTTAGTTTATTCATCGTTCTAATAAATTCTTTACTTGTGATGGATACCATTTATCTTTACCAAAAGCAGTTTTAACTTTTCTATCTGATAAACCATCAGCAATACCTTGTAAGGTTTTAACACCTGATGCTTGTATCTCCTTAATAATTGGCATGACATCTTTTTTATACGCTTGATATTTTTCAGTTCTAGCTTTGCTCATGGCTTCCCATGAATTTTTCATGTTATGGTCTTTTTTAATTTTTTTTCTTTCTTTCATTGTTCTCCTTCTGGTAGTTGATAAAATCGCATCCAAATATACTTCTCAAGCATTTCTCCTGTATATCCCAATGCTTCACCTTCTTCTCTTAGGCGGTCAAGTATTTCGTCATTAACAGGGTGGCTCATACTAAATAAATCTCTAAGTTCCAAACTAACGCAAGGATGATGCCAAGCAATAATAAAATGATTAGGTCTTTAGGTTCTCGCATTGTTTTCTTCTTTTTTTGTATTGAATTCTATGATTTTTTGATAACAAAGTTTTTGTTCTGCAATTATTGGCATATACATACTTAATTTAAGTATTTCATTAGGTGTGAGTTGCGAAATGCTATCAAGTGCTTTGTCAAACTGTTGCATCTAATTCTCCTGATTGGTGCAATTGTAAAATATATTTTGACCTAGCAACAGGGTCGGTAATGTACAGCAAAGATACCAATACATTACCTTGATAACCTTCAATGCAGTTGTCTTGTATTTTGTAGATTACTGACATAGCTGGATTAACTCCCATTCATCCCAAGATACAATCTTAGGATGTAAATGTTCATGTTCTGCTTTCTTTTGATTTAACCAGATATCATTATCTGACTTAAGGTGTAAGACATATTTGTTGTTGTCTTGCCATTTAACTATTAGTGCTTTCATAATTTTCTCTTGTTTTTTTTGTGTTAATAAAATCAATGAATTTTTGTTCAGCATCAAAGTCTAGTGCTTCTTCTTTGACAATAAAACGAATTGCATCTTTCTTTTTTTGGAAAGAATAAATGTACTGAAAAACAGAATGTTTCTCAGTCATTTTGGACGCCATGTTGCCAAAGTCCTTAACTGTTCTCACATTTTTTTGAACTTCAAAAAGACCTTTGTTCCCAAAAATATCTTTTGGTTGGCAATAAAGTATATATACACCACATCTACCTACGAAAATTTCTCCACGTGATTGAAGGTGTTTCATATTCTCTGACATATTCATAATTTTCTCCTTAGTTGTTAATTACAAATGTCATTTAAAACTATTATCAAAAAAAATACAACAATTATTTTTAATTATTTTTACAATTATTGTTGACAAAAAAATAAATAATAGTTTATGGTGTCATCTCATGGAGAAAAACTAAATGACAGAACAACTAAAAAATGGACACTATCGCTTAGAAGATGATGTTCACTTTCAGGACTTCTGCTCTAACATCTGGCTTCGTTATCTAACAGAAAAATCTGTTAAGGAAGAAGAAGCATTAGACTTAGAACCTTTTGTTGAACTGAACATTGAGTTTTTGAAACATTGTTATTTAAAATTAATTAAAGGAGATATAAATGTCTAACAACCCATTTGAAGGCTTCGATTCAGAAGATAGTAGTTATATAAAACATCACTTTCAAGAAAAGTGCTGGTATAGAGGAGATGAAAAAATTGATGTCAATTATTTCATGGTAGATACAGATACAATAAAAATTGGCTGGGGTAAGTATTCTGCCGCAGAAGGATATTCATATTTATGGCAAAAGGATTTATTTACACCAATTGAAAGACCAGACGAAGAATATAAAAAAGCCTTTTCGGTTTGGGTGTTGCCTAAATATGTTGAAGGTAACCAAAACATCACACAATCAGTTTCTTTATGGCAAAGACATAGTTTTGGTGAATTTAAAGGTTTTCAAGAAATGGGTTCTAGTTTTTATGCTGAATCACAGAAACCAGAAAACAAAGATAAACTGCCTGTTGTCAAATGGACAGGTTCAGAAAGCATTAACATAGGGAAAGGAAGCACTTCTATCCCACACTTTGAATTTGCAGGTTTTAAAGATAGACCTGCTGAGTTTGTCATCCCTAGTATTGGGTACGACACGTCACCATCTGAAAATCAAAATGGCGAAAGCCAATCTGATAATTTTCTCCCCAAATCAGATGGTGACACCAAAGAAACACACCCTGTATTAGATACATTAGATTCTGGCGATATTCCATTTTAGAGAATGGACTTAGATTGGGAGAAAATCGCACCTGAAGTAGCGGTGCAAATCTTGGGTGAGCCTACTAGCAAATCTTCTACTCATTGGAGATTTAATAGAAAAGGCTCACTCGCATTGGATTTAAATTCTGGAAGTTTCTTTGATTTTGAAAATAATCAAGGTTATGGACTCATAGAATTCATTAAGAATCGTGGTCTTAATCCTGATGATTTTTTAAAAGATTACAAGCGTGTAGACACTGTTATACAGAATAAACCTAATAAACCTGTAAGAAAATACACTGATAAAGATATGTTTCGCTTCAAGGAAGAAGCAGAAATATTTGTTAGGTATTCAGAATCATTTTGTGTGATGCGATTCCCAGAAGGTCACCTAATAAAGCAAAAATATGCACCTTTTCATAAAGTCAATAATGAATGGCTCATGCGTAGACCAGAAGGTAAATTACCTATCTATGTATCAGACAGAAAGCCTACTGAACCTGTAATTATTGTAGAAGGGGAAAAGGCTATGCTTGGCGGAGAAGCAATATACGATGGTGATGTTTGTTGTCATCATGGCGGTGTATCAAATTGGCAAAATTGCGATTGGTCAAAGTTAAAAGATAGAAAGGTATATATTTTTCCTGACAATGATGAACAAGGTAAAAAGATGTCTACAGAGTTACAAGAACATTTGAAAGATATTTGCACCTTTGTAGAAGTAGTCAAGATACCAAGACAGTTTAAAGAAAAAGATGATTTATGGGATGCACATATCAGGGAACATTGGACATCATCAACAGGATTCATCGAATATTGTCAAAAGAATATTATTAGAAATAGAGTCAGTTTAGAATTATTACCAATAGGTGAGATGTTAAAGAATATGAAAGAACCAGAATGGTTGATTCATAATGTTTTGCAAAAAGAAACTGTAGTAGCTATGTTTGGTGCACCAAAGTCAGGTAAGTCATTTATTGCTGTAGATATGGCTTCATCAGTAGCATTAGGCGAAGAATGGCATGGTCAAAGAGCAGAAAAACATCCTGTTGTATATCTGGCAGGTGAGGGAATTTTAAATATCAGCAAGAGGGTATGG